AACTTGTGCAAGGTGGTTCTAAAATAGTTTTAAACAGTGGAGATGTATTGAAAGGTCAATCAAATACTGCATCAAGTGTAGATGTTTGGTTAAGCCGTGTAGATTCAATTAGTACATAAGGAGAATAAATGGCTGAGATAAATGAACAAGTTTATATAGGTGACAGAGCTTCAGAAAATAGTATTCACCACCATGCAGCAACTTTTGATAGAGCTATGGTGATAGAGAGTGCTGTATTAGCTGGACCTGTAACTTTTAAACAAACAGTGACAGTGACTGGAACATTGGTAGTAATATAATGAGTAAAATAGAAGTAAATCAAATTGATGTACAATGTGGTTCAACTCTTACGGTTGGATCATCTGGTAAAACTGTATCATTAGCACCTGGCGCATCACAAACAGGTTTTGGAAGAACAGGAACTGTAGATTGGTGCACGACAGCTAAAACTTCGCCGTTTACTGCAACTAGTGGTGACGGATTTTTTGTTAATACAACAGCCGGTGCGGTAACTGTAACTTTACCATCAAGCCCAAATGCAGGAGATATTGTAGCGGTTTCCGATTACGCAAATACGTGGGGATGTAATGCTGTAACTCTTGGTAGAGGTGGATCAAAAATAAACGGAGCTTGTCTTTGTGCAACTTTAAACACTTTAGGTTCATCTGTAACAATGGTTTATGTCGATGGCACAAGGGGATGGAAAACTGTAACTGATTCTACTTTAAATGTTACAGGCGCACCTAATTTCATAAGCGCAACTGGTGGAACTATAGCAACCTCTGGAGATTTTAAAATTCATACTTTTACTGGAGATGGTAATTTTATAGTTAATAGTGCACCTACTCCAGCAAACAATAACGTTTCTTACATGGTGGTAGCCGGAGGCGGCGGAGGCGGAGGTGACGCTGGTGGCGGTGGAGGAGCTGGTGGTTTTAGAGAAGGTGAAACACCACAAGCCCCATACACAGGAAGTCCATTAAAAGCTGGAAGTGGTATTCCTGTTACTTTGGGATCACATCCAGTTGTAATTGGTGGTGGTGGAACAGCAGGAGCTGGTCAAGGACCAGAATCTCCAAATGCACCACAAGGCTCAAAAGGTGGTCCTGGTAATAATTCAAGTTTTTTAGGAAAAATATCTGCCGGTGGAGGCGGAGGAGCAAAAGAACCTACATCAGGTCCCCCTGTCCCTGCTCCAAACAACGGAACAGGTTTACCTGGAGGCTCTGGTGGTGGAGGTAGTTACACTGCTTCTGGGAGACCTGAAGCAGGTGTAGGAGGAACTGGTAACGATCCCCCTGTAAGTCCAGCTCAAGGAACTAATGGTGGAGCAGGTCCTATAGGGACTCCAGCACCTTCTAACTCATCAAGTGGTGGTGGTGGAGCAACTGTTGCTGGTTCAGCCACAAATCCAAGTGGTGCTGGTGGTGCTGGTGGAGCCGGAGCAACGACATCTATAACAGGATCTCCTGTAGCTTACGCTGGTGGCGGCGGAGGTTCTGGTGGTTCTAGTGGACCAGCAGGAGCAGGTGGGGCAGGTGGTGGCGGAGCAGGTGGACCATCAGGCAATCCAGGAAGTGCCGGAACTGTAAACACAGGCGGTGGTGGAGGCGGAGGCTTCCCAGATCCACAGTCTGGAGGTGCTGGAGGTTCAGGAATAGTAGTAATAAGATATAAATTTCAATAATGACTAGTACAATTAAAGTAGATAACATTCAGAAACAATCAGATGGAACTAACATCATAAAAAAATGTGGTTCGACAGTAACGATCGGTTCTGGTCCATCAAACCCTATCGTAGTTTGTGGCTCTACAGTTACGTTAGGAAGATGTGGAGGATCTGTTGCTCTTGCTCCAGGTGCTTCTCAAACAGGTTTTGGTAGAACAGGCACAGTGGATTGGTGTACAACTGCAAAGACTGCACCTTTTAATGCGGTTAGTGGTGATGGTTTTTTTATAAATACAAGTGGAGGAGCAGTAACAGCTACGTTACCATCGTCTCCATCTGCCGGTGATATCGTTGCGTTTAAAGATTATGCAGGGACTTTTTGCGCTGCTTGTAAAGCTTTCACAATTGGAAGAGGCGGATCTAAATTAAATGGATCTTGTGCTGATTCTATAAGAAATACAAAAAATGAAAGTCTTACATTAATTTATGTAGATGGAACAAAAGGTTGGGTGCCGGTTGAAGAAGGCACAGGATTTATTGGAGAATCTTTTATGTGTGCAACCGGTGGTAACGTTGTGGTCACATCTGGAGATTTTAAAACACACATTTTTACAGGTGATGGAAATTTTGTAGTAAACTCTGCAGCGAGTGGTGCACCTAATAATACTGTTGATTATTTAGTGGTAGCTGGTGGTGGTGGAGGTGGATCAAACAACTACGGTCCTCCAAGAGGTTCAGGCGGTGGTGGAGCTGGTGGCATGAGATTTTTTTCAACAGCACCAGGATCAAATCACCCCATAAATAATTCAGGAGCTAGTCCAAATACTTCAGTAACAGTTACAGCTGCAACATTTCCAGTTACAGTAGGTGGTGGAGGAGCAGGTGCTCCTTCTGGTAGTCCAGATTCAGGTTCTAAGGGTGTCGATTCAGTTTTTTCTACAGTAACATCAGCAAAAGGTGGAGGAGGTGGTGGACATTGTAATATGTCTTGTAGAGATGGTGGCTCAGGTGCTGGATCAAGAAATGCAGTTTCGGCTAGTTCTGGTAATACACCTCCAGTTGCACCTCCTCAAGGTAATAATGGAGGAGCAGGTGGAGCAAGTTCTGGAAACTACAGAGGAAGCGGTGGTGGAGGAGCAGGAGGAGTAGGCATAGATGGTGATACTTCTAGTCCTGATTATGGCGCAGGAGGAGTTGGCGCTTATATCGCTGATCCATTCATAGGACCAACGGCACCTAGTTATGGCACTCCAGGACCACAAGGATCAACAAGATATTTTGCAGGTGGTGGATCAGGATCACCAGGACCAGGGTCTACTGTAAACGCACCGCCCGGTGGCGGAGGTGGAGCAAAAGGAGCTGCTGGCACAGTTAATACAGGCGGTGGCGGTGGAGCTAATAGTCCAGGTTCAGGAGCAGCTGGTGGTAGCGGAATTGTAATGATAAGGTATAAATTTCAATAATGAGTATAATTAAAGTAAACGAGATACAAAAAAGAACAGGAAGCACACTTACATTAGGTGGCGCTTGCACAGCTGTAACTTTAGCACCAGGTGCTACACAATCAGGGTTCGGTAGAACAGGCACAGTAGACTGGTGTACAACGGCTAAAACATCTCCTCTTACTGCTGAAAGTGGTAAAGGATATTTTGTTAATACATCAGGGGGAGCTGTTACAGTTACACTACCTTCAAGTCCATCCGCTGGTGACATTGTTTCAATTAAAGATTATGCAAACACTTTTGATGATGCTTGTAAAGCTCTTACAATAGGTAGAGGTGGATCAAAGATTGCAGGTTTATGCTTAGATGCAACTTTAGATACTGAAGGAGATTCAATAACATTAGTTTATGTGGACGGCACAAAAGGTTGGTTAAACATTCAAACAGACGACACAGTTCAAGGAAATGCACACATTGCAGCGACTGGTGGAACTGTCGCTACTTGTGGTGATTTTAAAGTTCACACTTTTAATGCTGATGGAAATTTTGTAGTTTCAAATGTAGGACAACCTTCTGGTTCAACTACAGTAGAATATTTAGTAGTAGGTGGTGGAGGCGGCGGTGGCGGTGGAGCCGGCAGCGCTGGAGGTGGAGGTGCAGGTGGTCATAGATCAAACTTCCCATCACCAACAACTGCAGGATTACCAGTTGCAGTTCAAAGTTATCCAATAGTAATAGGTGGTGGAGGTTCTGGAAATCCAGGTAGTGGAGCTCCTGGTGGAACTGGTGTTAATACAAGTTTTTCAACTGTAACTTCAGCAGGTGGCGGAGGGGGACGTGCGTCTCCTCCAGGAAGTGGTGACGGAGGATCAGGCGGTGGAGGTAGTTATCAAACTACTTGTGGTGGTGATGGAAATACACCTCCCACATCAGATCCAGCAACTCCAACTCAAGGTAATAATGGAGGAACTGGTCAACTTATAGGTTCAGGTCAAACCAGTGGCGGTGGTGGCGGAGGCGCAGGAGCTGTAGGACAGCCAGGTCCATTAAGTCCAAGCGGTAGAGCAGGAACAGGTGGAGCTGGATCAGCAAATTCAATCACTGGATCACCAGTCACTAGAGCAGGAGGTGGCGCTGGACATGGACAAACTGGTGGTGGTAATACAACAGGAACTGGTGGAACTGGTGGTGGCGGAAACTCTGGTGCAAATGGAACGGATAATCTTGGTGGTGGCGGCGGTAGTAATGGCCCTGATGGTGGTAATGGTGGATCAGGAGTGGTGATAATAAGATATAAATTTCAATAGTTGAATGGTATCTAAAATTAATATATAAGGAGAAATATTATGGCACATTTTGCAAAACTAGGAATAAACAGTAAAGTCATAGCGGTTCACGTAGTGGACAATAAAGACTTACATAATGCTGATGGTGTTGAAGATGAACAAGTAGGAATTCAGTTTTTAGAAAGACTTCACAACTGGCCTCTTTGGAAACAAACATCTTATAATACTAGAAATAATAAACATTCATCAGGTGATGACTCTAAAGCATTTAGAGGTAATTACGCTGGCATAGGTTATACCTATGATGAAGATAATAATATTTTTTGGCCCCCAAAACCTCATGCTAGTTGGGTAAAAAATACTACAACAGCCGTATGGCAATCACCAATAGGTGATGCGCCTGAGTTAACTGAAGAACAAATTAACACACATTATTACGTGTGGAATGAATCAGGTCAATCCTGGGATCTAACGGAGATACCATCATAGAATAATTTTATGCGGAAGGTGGTGCTGTCAGAGATTAGTTTAATTCATGGAGACGTGAAAACTCCAAAAGGCTACGAAATCAATCGTAAAAAAATAAAAAATGTTATCTTAGATTCTTACGTTAACAAAGATAGACTCAGTGATAACAAATTAGATTATTCTTATAACGATTATAAAGTTAAATATTGCCAAGAATTACAATGGCTAAGAGATTATATAAGAGACCATTTTCAATTAGAATATAGTTATTCTTTAATTCCTAAAGTAGAATTTGGAACTATTCTAACTCCAAACGAAAGATCTCATACTAGAAATAATGTAGATCCTGTAGATTTAAGAAATGCTCCAGATTACACTTGTGTTTATGGTGTAGATGTTAACGGTGATTGTAATCTTGTTATAGAATATGATGATAATAGAAGAGCTGGAAGAACTTGGCACATACCTTTACAAAATAATAAATACTACATCTTTCCATCCACGCAGAGATATTTTTTCACAGCTAATAAATCAAGTAAACTTAATACAATACTAACATCAACTTATGAATATATCTAATCACTATTGGTATTTTGAATCTGTTATTCCTGAAAGAATATGTGACTTAATAGTAAAGTATGGAAAATCGGAAAAACAAAAAGAACACATGGCCATTACAGGTGGTTACGGTAGAGATAGAGATTTAGATAAACATCCTCTGACAAAAGAAGAGATAAAAGACTTACAGAAAAAAAGAGACTCTAATATAATTTGGATGAGCGATGAATGGATATATAGAGAGATACATCCTTACATCCACATGGCAAATAGAAATGCAGGTTGGAATTTTGAATGGGATTGGTCAGAAAATTGTCAGTTTACAATATATAGAAAAGGACAATACTATGATTGGCATTGTGATAGTTGGGATAAACCTTATGCACAAGAGGGACCAACAAAAGGTAAAATTAGAAAATTATCTGTTACCGTAAGTTTAACAGATCCAAAAGAATATGAAGGTGGTGAGTTGGAGTTTGATTTAAGAAATTTAGATCCTGACAAGAAACCAAACATTCACGTATGTAATCAAATATTACCAAAAGGCTCGTTGGTTGTATTTCCATCTTTTGTATGGCATCGAGTCAAACCAGTAACGAAAGGGACAAGGCATAGTCTAGTAATATGGAATTTAGGCTATCCATTTAAATAATATGAAACAAGGCGGAAGTAATAATCAAACAACAGGACATGTAGATTTTAAATCTGCATTCCATTTTTCATCACCAATATGGATTGCACAGGCACCCATGTTTTTAAATAAAACAATAAAAGCAACGGATAAACATATAAAGAAAGCAAAAGTAATATTAAAAGATAAAATGAAAAATGATCCTAAATGGAAAAAGAAGATTGGATCTTTTGGTTTATCTTATCACAGTGAAAGTTTTTCTAATGATCCTGAAGTAAGTGATTTAGTTCAATTTATAGGTCAAAGATCTTATGATTTTTTAGATTGGTGTGGTTATGATATGCAACACCACAGTTTACATTTTACAGAATTTTGGGTACAAGAGTTTAGTGAAAAAGGTGGAGGACATCATGATACTCACGTTCACTGGAATCAACATGTGTCTGGATTTTATTTTTTAAAATGTAGCGAAAAAACATCTTATCCTGTTTTTCATGATCCTAGACAAGGAGCAGAGATGACAAGGCTACCTTTAAAAGATGGAAGTAAAATAACTATGGGTCAGGGTCTTATAAACTATCACCCTAAACCAGGAACTATGATGATATTCCCTGGATATTTACCACATCAATTTACAGTTGATCCTGCACTAGAACCTTTTAGGTTTGTGCATTTTAATATAAAAGCAGTAGAAACATCAATATCAAAAGAAAGGAGTGTGAAAAATGAGCTTCAAAAAAAATAAATATTGCGTAATTAAAGAGGCAGTGCCAAAACAAATAGCAGAATTTGTTTACAATTATTTCTTAATGAAAAGACAAGTTGCAAGAACTTTGTTTGACAAAAGATACATTTCAGAATTTACAGAGGAGTGGGGAACATGGTCGGACCAACAAATACCAAACACTTACTCTCATTACGGAGATGTAGCTATGGAAACTTTGTTACTTAGAACACAACCAATTATGGAAAAGAAAACAGGGTTAAAATTAAATCCAACTTATTCTTATGCTAGAATATATAAAACAGGTGATATATTGCATAGACATAAAGATAGACCAAGTTGCGAGATATCTACTACAATAAATTTAGGTGGAGACCCTTGGCCTATATATTTAGAGCCTAAAAAAAATGTAGGTAAGCCAGAGCACATGGGCGGTAAAAAAGGTATAACTACGCATAGCAACAATAAAGGTGTTAGAGTAAATTTAAAACCTGGTGACATGTTAGTTTATAGAGGCATTGAATTAGAACATTGGAGAGAAGAGTTTCAAGGTGAAAATTGTGCTCAGGTATTTCTACATTACAACGATGAAAATTCTGAATATAAGACTTCAAATATCTTTGATGGAAGACCACATTTAGGGCTACCCTCATGGTTTAAAAAGTGATATATCCTTATACTGGAGAGAGTGTCACCACCATAACACCACACTCTCTCCTGTTTAAGGAT